CGCGTAGAGGCAGGGGATATCACCCATAATCTGAGGGAGATGGGTGATAGAACATCTGATAGTATTATGCGTTTTGCTAGAGGGCAGAATCCTATGGTATCAGTATCGTATTCTAATCATGGTACTAATGCTAGCGGTGTTGAGGCTAGTAATCCATACAAAGCTATCAGAGATGGAGCATTCAGACCACCTATTCTCAGACCTGTCGAAGACCTCCAAGCCTTATCACGAAGACAGTTTGACAGACCGGCTAGACAAACAGCAAAGGGTGTTAATGTAGCAAACTTCCAGTTCAAGAATTTATCTGAACAAACGATAGACAAACAGGTCCTCAAGGGATCTATCGCGCCTCGAACGACAAGGAATATCGCCGGACAAGCCATTGAGACATATGTCGGGAACAGCATATTAGACCCTCTTCAATATTCAGTTGCAAGCAAGATAAGTAGTAAACTTTCAAGTGGTGATACTAACAAGGGAGATATCTCCAAGGATGGTTATATCAAGGACCCTCTTCAATATTCAGTTTCGAGTAAGATAAGTAGTAAACTTTCATCTGGAGATACTAACAAGGGCGATATCTCCAAGGATGGTTATATCAAGGATAGAGAAAACCTTTCCACATACACTAACAAGAGAGTGTCTACATCAAACGGACAGATGCTTGATTATATTATGACACAGAAAACAAAAGATTATCTGTGGTCTGCTATTGAAGCCGTTAAGAGTACACCTCTATTTACAAAGAATCAACACGGATATGCCATCGATCCTAATGCTTTGAAACAAAAGATAGAAAGTAAAAACGGTTCTACTAATCGAAGCGGTCAATACACTAGAAAGGTTAATGTGAGTGGAGATTCTGTATCAGAACTTCAAGGAAATCGTCCAATGGTTTCAACAACGACTAATCGAAGAGGTCAGTACATGAGAAAGGTCGATGTAAATGGCGATTCTGTACCAGAGCTTCTAGGAAATCGTCCAACGGTTTCAACAACGACTAATAAGAGAGGAAATACTGCGACTACGAGTATTAGTAGAGATATCAGAGACTTAGAATTGAATAGACCTTCTGTTTCAGGTGTTGCTAACAGGAGGATGTTGACAGGAGCTGCTGATCATGAAAGAACTAACCTGACAGCGTCTAATATTGAGAAGAAAGCTAGACCGCGCTATGGATCATATCAAGATCGAGTTGTAATTGGGGCAAAGGGTATCAGATATAACGAAATACCAGATTTGCCGAATAAAGATCCAAGAAAAGGTACCAAACTACAACAGCCTCCGTATACCATCGAGAATGAAACTATTACTACTAGAAATGGTTATGGAGCACTATGGTAATTATCATTTTATATAATCTTTATATGCTATTATATAAAGATGAGTTGTGTAAAACCCGCTGAACTAAGAAGAAGATTAAAAACAATAAAGAAGCCTCACTTCAGGAAAAGTAGGAAAAAGGGTAAAAAATATATGGTCACTACTCCTAAAGGTAAATTAATACACTTCGGGAGCTCCGTTGCACAACATTTTAAAGATAGTACAGGTACTGGAATATGGTCTAAGAAGGACCACGGTGATCCAGACAGGCAACGGAGGTATCTAGCACGGGCGTGTGGTATTAAGAACGGAAGAGGTGAACGGACGTGGAATGATCCAGAAAGTGCGAATTATTACTCTATTCATTATCTATGGTCAGGAAAATAACATGAGGAGTATAAGGCCATCATGTCTTATCAGAGCCATGTATCTATATTACGATCTCATTAAATGAGACGGATAAGTTAGAAGTTGGTCATTAAATAATACAATTATTTATATCTTATTATTTAATAAATATGAGTGTATGGTATGGTAGATGGTTATCTTATTTAGCTGCATTAATATTAGTGACTGTAATAATGATATACCTACTAGATGTTCCAACTATCATAACGGGTGCCTCAGAACTTGTGAAAGAGTACTACTATGATAATGCGATCGGTAGTTTCATTTTAGATATCTTCCTTGTTGCATTCTATATATCTATAGCGATGTATATCTCTAAAATGTTAAATATAAGAGGGGATGATCATGCTAAGCAAATTGTCTTATTGGCTTTAGTAAGTATTCTAATATCTACATCTTTTATGCTCTATTTTATTAACGGGGGTTCCGAAGGTACTTTTTTTCATAGATGGTTCATGACAGTCGGATGGAAAGCGGTATTGTATGATGGAATACTGGTTTCGTCTGTCTATATAATGATGATTGCTATACATAAACGATTATTCCCAGCTGTATAAATTTAGACCTTTGTGAGAAGATCTATAACTTTTATGTGAAGAAAATTAAAGTGATGCTGGATGAATTATGGCAGGGTCAAATTTCTCATGGGTTGAATCGAATAATACCAGAACCATCAACATCAATAATACCAGAACCATCAACATTTTATACAGTCTTATCTTTATTTATTTGATAACATTTTAGGAAGTAACGCAAAAAAGGGAGACATCTTATGTCAAATTAATGACATAAGACATCCCCCTTTTTACATTGTTTAACTAACGATTTTTTTTTATAAATTATGCAGTGTAAATATAAATGATACCAGAGCCTCCTACTATTCGTCAAATTTCTTTAACGGTATCTGGAGTGATAATATTTATAGTAGCCTTGTACCTACTCACTAAATTTATCAACCAAGAACCTGATGATAATACCATCCAAAATAAACGATAATATAGGAGACATAAAACCCATATTAACATTAACATTCGACAAAAAATGACTTCACTCTCTCTCTCTCATTCTTGATATGGTCTACGATCTTTTGAGCCATTGCAAGGGACTCTGTGCTCCAAGTACCAGTCGAATCTCCAAACTCGATGACATTCTCGATCGTCTTTATGCCCCTCTTAGCTGCTAATTGTTCAGAGTCCTTTTTCTTGAATTTCTCGTTTGATGATGTAGCCAGTAGCATTGATTTACCGTTTCGATCCATGACCATACTCAAAGTAGTCGTATACATACTCGAGTCACCACCCTTCACACTCTTATAAGTCAATGGTGAACGTTTCATCTCGAGGGTGGTCTTGGTGAGATTACTGATGACATTGAATTTTGACTTGTCATCAAAGAAATCATCATATGTTGTTGGAATAGGATAAGACATGATGAGAGATTCGACGAAGTTGTATACACATCTGAAAACTGATTTTGGGATAATCTCAAGTGTCTGTACATACTGATCGACACAGTATTGCAATGCACCGATGAAAGCTTCGAGGACGTCTTCGAGAAGAGGTTTCATCTTGTTATCGATGGTATCTCTTGATGCCGAGATGTAAGGCACGATAGACATATCCTTAGCCATAGTAGCGAGTGCGTTGCATGACTTGAGAATTATCTCAAGACGGGCACAGTATGAAACCTTTGTAGCTATCGAAATTATATTTTTCCCTCTGACTTCAGAACCTTGCGAAGGGTTAAAAGTAGGAAAACGTTTGACGAGAACACCTTGAAGGGCTTTTCGGTACGCAGCATCCCCGAAAAACTCTAACAGTTCGTAGTTCTCTTCGGGATCTGCAGACGGCGCAGTAAAAGCCATCTCAAATACTCGAATAGTCTGAGGTGTGCACATCTTAAGTAGGACATCATATGGTAACTTAGCCTTCGTAAAGAGGGTGTTAAATATCATGTTCCTGAATTGTCTTCCGCGGATTCCGTTGACGACATTATCTTGGGGTGGTGATGTAATCTTGTTCATATTGATATGATATACCAAATATTATATCAAAACACTTTTCGAAATTATATTTTTAATATGGAACTATAATCTTATTTGTTTATTTATTAACGGATTTAAATTTCTCGCTCACCACGGTTGGCCTTCTTCCAGCGAATCCCACACTCCCGGACATGGATTTGGTATGTGTGATTTTCTCCTGCGTGGGTTTCTTATTCCTTTGCTTGCTTCTCTTCAAGATGACTGTTCGACGCTCTTATGATTTTTCCAAATAGACTTCTCATAAAACGTAAATACATATTATTATTCTCATCGACCAATATTCAGATCACATAAATTTTTCTATTTAGTACATTCAATCTGTTTTTAAGTTCTGGATGATTTACATATACACATTTTCTCCCTAGACATACCCCATTGATAGTAGCTGTATATCGTGTATTGTAAATTCTATACATTATACGATGTCCTATATACTTACTAGCATTATTAGGAGTGATACGATCAATTATTATTGGATGACGGAAGAATTTCATAGCGAGTAGTATTTATTAAACTTTTCTTATTCTATAAGTCATATTTTTTTCTAAACAGTAGTCATTTCTATATTATCATCACTCTTAATCCAACTTAAACTTTCGCTATACATCCTAACTTTTTTAGGTCTTGTACATTCTTCGACATTATCTGAGTTCACTGAACTGGATGTGTTATCTGCATTCTCCGCTTCACTTTGTTTATTACTCATAATATTACTATTTATTTTTCTTACGCCTCTCTTCTTCATCTTATAGAATATAGTCAACAGGAGCTTCCCAATAATTCCTTGAATTTTGAAGTACAGACTAATGACACCTCCAATAACGCCAATCATTTCGAAAGAATGCAACTCGGACGTGTTATATTTCTGAAAGATTGTGTAATCGACTATAAACATTACTAAACCTGCTAGGAAAAAATTTGTAACTATGGTATATCGCTTAACGAATTTATAACGGAGGTCATCCCGACTTACATCGATGACTAGATCCTCTACATATGTAGGTTTGGTCTGTAGCCATGCACCTATGACAGGGAAATTCCAAAAAATTATAAATGAAGAAATGAATGTCGCAGGCGAGATGATCTTGATATCAAATAGTATGTCATGGAAGAAATATACACATGTTGCGATTATCATGGGAAATAGTAGCGTCAACCGAATATACCACTTGGTTCTATTATGACTATGACCGGCTAATGCTCTCTCTTCCACTTCGATGAGAGTATCTATTTTTTTTGAATTTTCGATGGTGTTTTCGTAACCATCCTCATTAATATCATTGACGAATAACGCCCAGTCGGTTTTTTCTTCAGTCATAATAAGCTCTTAGTATGATTTAGTTTGTTAGTTTGGTATATCATATTGGATTCTGTTAAATGAAATTATATTTTATTATTAGTAATTCCCCTTTGTTCAAAATACTTTGACGCGTCATCGAGGATCTTTGCATAACGCTTATCATTCTCATCCTCTGTATTTTCGTCTGTCGATCCAGGAGATTCAACACCGACTGGTTCAGGAGGTACTATACACGATAATTTATCAACGCGTAAGGTAGATTCATATGATGGAATATAATATTCTGGAAATGATTCATCCGGATTGTCTATAACACGTTTAGAATCTTCGAGGAACCTTCCCCATAAATCACGACGAGGATCATTTTCATCCATCGCCTTGACCTTTAGACGATATGATCTATCTTGGAAATCTTTCCATAATGCTAGGGATCTGTAATATCCTTTCCTGCTCGGAAACTTTCTCTCAGTTGTGATATATTCATTTAGAACATCAAAAGTGTCATACCATTTTTCTATATTACCCTCTACTAATTGAGGATATTTGATAGAAAGAGTTTCCCACATTAACCTTCTGGGATTTCCCAATTTCATATCCCCAGCACCTTTCATAAAGTCCTTCTTCTGTCTATTAGCCCAACGAGCTAACTTTCTAAATTTACCCATATGGCTAGAGGGAAACCTATCTTCTTTTGTGATAAAGCCTGTTAATTCTTGGAATAAATCTTCCCAAGAATCTTCAAAAGATATAAACAACTCTTTGTTTTTTTCTATAATAATGTTCCATGCATCTCTCCTTTCATCTAGCGCTTCATCATACTCTTCGTGATAATTAATCATCTCGTAATTCAACCATCTCGCTAGGTGATCGAAATCGCCTCCGATAACAGGTAAACTACCAAAATTGTCAATGTGCTTCTGAATTCCATCCATATTCCTTTCCCAAAGCTTTTTCAAGGGTTCGATAACTTCTTCCTTCACTTCCGTCTTGATTTTTTGACTTCCCACCTTGACGGCTCTTTTGACTTTCGATATAGCCTTCTTTTGCTCTGGCCTCTTTTGCTCTGGCCTCTTTTGTGCCTTCTTTTGTGTCGAATTCTTCTTCTTCTTCCTTTTATTCTTCCCGTTCTGGGTATTTGGTTTGGTAATTTGTTTCACATATTTATCTTTCTTCATACCAACATCCTCAGTTAATTCTGATTTATGTCTAGGAGACGGAGGCGGGGATGCTAATAATTCTTCTCCATGATTTCGAGTACTTCTCTCAAACGGAGGAGGCGATGTTGGAGGCGGAGGGGGAGACGCAGGTACAGAATATAACAACTTATTAGTTGACGATACAACACGGTCGGATGACATATCCCTTTTTATATCACCAGATACTTTTTTATAATTTCATTATATATTAGTTTTTTTTTTAAAAAATACTCGGTATTCAAAAAAGGATTTAATGCCTCCAAAGAAAAATATCAAAGCGGGACAGAGCGACTGTAGAGGTCCAAACTGGAGTAATTGTACTGTTGAAATGCTTAAGCAAGCGTTAAAGGATAAGGAAATGAGGGTCTCTGGGAGGAAGAAAGACCTTATCGAACGATTGAAAGGTAAGGATACCTCTAAGAAGACTGAGAAGAAGACAACTAAGAAAAAGACTGAGAAGAAGACAACTAAGAAAAAGACTGAGAAGAAGACAACTAAGAAAAAGACTGAGAAGAAGACAACTAAGAAAAAGACAGAGAAGAAGACAACTAAGAAAAAGACAGAGAAGAAGACAACTAAGAAAAAGACTGAGAAGAAGACAACTAAGAAGAAGCCAGAGAAGAAGACAACTAAGAAGAAGCCAGAGAAGATATGTCGAGGTCCAAATTTTGAATATTGCACTGTTGCAATGCTTAAGGGGGAAATATATCATAGGACAGGTATTAAACCAAAGGGGTTAAAGGCTGAGCTTGTCGAACAAATGAAAAATCTTTGGAAGGCATCCGGTCAGAAGTCATGTTCTCCCCTTAAGTTGAGGACAACTAAGAAGAAACCAACTAAGACAACCAAGAAGAAAACACCTAAGACGACCAAGAAGAAATGCGTCGAGCCATGTCCAGGTCCAAACTGGGGTGAGTGTACTGTTGAAATGCTTAAGCAAGCGTTAAGGGTTAAGAATATGAAGGTCTCTGGGAATAAGCAAGCCCTTATCGAACGATTGGAAGATGCTGATAAACTTTCTAAGAAGGACGTCGCGAAGGCTACGAAGAAGAAGGATGCCGCGAAGGCTAAGAAGAAGAAGGATGCCGCGAAGAAGAAGAAGGATGCCGATAAGGCCGCGAAGGATGCCGCGAAGGCTAAGAAGGATGCCGCGAAGAAGAAGAAGGATGCCGATAAGGCCGCGAAGGATGCCGCGAAGAAGGTTGATACGGCCAAGAAGAAGAAGAAGGATGCCGATAAGGCCGCGAAGAAGGCTAAGAAGGCTGTTAGTCCCAAGGTTCCCAAGAATAGTGCCAAGAAGAAGGCAGCAGATAAGGCGGCAAAAAAGAAGGCAGCAGATAAGGCGGCAAAAAAGAAGGCAAAGGCGGCGAAGAAGGCATCAGATAAGGCGGCAAAAAAGAAGGCAAAGGCGGCGAAGAAGGCGGAAAAAAAGGCACTAAAGGAGGCGGAATTTCCTGATGCGCTGATTGCTATGTACACTACGGGAAAACCAGCGGAATATAGGGTCCCTAATACGTTGTATATCGTTGGACCTGACAACGACGATATACTCGAGGAGGAAATAAAGGACGACGTCAGTTTCTCATTTACTATTCCGTTAAATCCGGAATGGGATTTAGCTAAAATCAAAAAATACATGAATAGCCTTACTAAACTTATAAAAGAATCAGTTGTTAGTGATGGCCACTTTCGGGAGGCATATTACATCTCGGACGAGAATGGAATATTTTACGACAAGTCTATGGAATCATCGCCTGAAATTATGAAATTAATCACTAAAGAGATTAAGAGCGTATTCGAAAGGGAAGGCACAGAAAGATTTTATCATCAACATATTCATAAACATCACGAAACGCCACATCGGCTTACTGGGAAATATAAACCTACTCAAAAACTCACGAAACGTACGGGAGGGAAAGGGATGCTATACGTATCGAAATTTGGTGGACGTACTGATGGTCGGGGGGGTAAATGGATATTTGGCGCCGATGACCCCCAAATGGACAGACGACAGGTAAGAGGTATTAAACTTCCATATAATACTTCTGTCGGTGAGCATAAGTTTGTATCAAGATGTAATGATGATCCCAGTCAATGCGACTGTCAGGAATTAAAAAGAAGACTTATGATGTATGGTGCTTGGAGGCCTAATATGAGTCGACAGGATATGATCGCACAGGCGAGGGGCATTAGACATGTTAATAAAACAATCGTTATACCATAAATGATGTAAATATAATGTCCGTTATTTTTTATCGACAATAGTCAATAAAACCATTAATACTGATTTTTTTTATTCATAAAACTTTATCATATATAAAAACACTGACGGAGTGATGTCCTGTTCAGAAATATACGACGACAATACCAATTATTGTGACAAGAAAAATGACGACGGGTCAGCCATGACAGCCAAAGACGCATGTGAACAGGTCTCCAAGAAGGGAAGCGGCTGGTTAGATGTAGCTAAAGACGTCATGTCTTTAGTGAACCCTATTACAGCTGCAACTGAAATGATTAAGGCCTTTGGATCGAATAGCGAGTCAGGTCAAGAAATAATCAATAGGTTAAATATCGATATAAAATTGGATACAATTACTAAACAGAGTAATAAGTGTTATAATAGTACCGCACAGAGTGGTACCAATATTATAAAATGTGAAGATTCAGAAGCCTGTGGTGAAATTCAGAAGATATATGCTGAAATGGGTGCTCCTGTAGAGGATGTGATGAAATTGGGTTGTAATATTTCCAATGTCGATCAAAGTAATATAGCAACATCAGAGACAATATGCGTGGCTGACACTATGATAGAAGCTCTTTCCAATATGGATGCCAGTATTGATAACCAGACTCTCATGTCAGTAATAAATGAAGCAAAGGGACTCATGTCTGGCTCTTCGTCAGATCAATTCGTATGCAATGACATAAGTACTACAATGTCTGCATGTAAGTATATGAATGTAAACCAATGTTGTGATAATAGTGTTATACAGAATCAAGTGAATGCACTCGAAATCGTAAGCTGTGGTGGAAGTGCTAATGGTATTAACCAAAGGAATAATTTCAATGCAAAAGAGTCTTGTTTACTATCTGCATCAGCAAAAGTATCGGATAGTGCTTCTGCTGATACATCGAATAAGTCTGTTGCAGACGCCGAGAATTACTCAGAAGGTCTTACAATGGACTTCTTTGTCGTTATTATTATGGTACTCTTACTTATATTTTTCGGTGTTCCGGCCTTTGGTATCGGTGTAATGAAGAAGTATGTGTGGCTTCTTGGTATTGTCCTGATAATCATTGGTGCTTTACTGCTTTCTAGATATAGTAAAAATGCAGCTAGAGACGAATATACTGGTAAGAAGTCGATTTCAGACTGTCTTGGTAGCTGTGCTGTCGTTTCAGAACCTTATGATCTGGCCGACAATACCACAGATGATTTAATGAATGCTGTTAGAGATTCTGGGGCACAAGGTTATGAGGTGGAAGGCGGAGATGTGTTTTTCATCGAGAATCTCAACAAAAAGAAGAAGAACTGTAAGGATAAAAATGCGGTTGATAAATTAGGTAAATGTAATAAAACTATCGATGAGAGTTATTTGAAAGAAAAGAAGAGACCACTTGCATTGATTTCTGGTGTATCATGTCTGGCCATCGGAGTTATTCTATTACTGGTCGGACTAGTGAAGATGGCTAAGGGTGGGAAATCGTCAACGATGAATAGTCAAGTACCTACGATGGCGATGAATAGTCAAGTACCTATGATGGCGATGAATAGTCAAGTACCTATGATGGCGATGAATAATCAAGTACCTATGATGGCGATGAATAATCAAGTACCTATGATGGCGATGAATAATCAAGTACCTATGGTAAATAACACTAATTAATTATTTATAAAATAAATAATATTGAAATTCGTTTTAATGAAAACTGAGATACACTTCAAAAAAAACTGAAATGAGCACCGAAATGAACACCGAAATGAACACCGAAAGAATATTAACGGTAAAAGGAGCTATAACTATTACTTTTAGCGGATGTGTCGAGAATGCATATGGAATGAAACAACATGGGGATAAGCACGACGAAGGGATGTCATACAAAGAGATGAAATTCGCCGAGAAGGAATTGAGGGACAAGGGGATCGAGGTAGAGATGATTGATTTGGTAGCAGGATCAGGTATTAAGAAGGAGGAATGCGAAGGTGAGTTAGAGGGTGCTTGGGTGTTGATTGCGAGGAAGTTGGCACAAAGAGTATGTGTAGAAGGAGGGAAGGAAGTAGGGAAGGAAGTTGGAGGAATGAAATTTGATGAAAAGAAGCTTCTTAGGGGTAGAGTGGTGAATTCTAAAGCCAGGAGGAATAATTGTATTACTGATAAAGAAATTGAAGCTGATATAAAGAATGGACAAGGAACTGTGTTGAGTTTCGCGAATTTGCCTGCTCTTACTGAAATTAGACAGTTCATTGGGGGATTGGCTGAGACCGATAAGTTTGATAACTTATATGCGGAGGGGAATTGGTATTATGAGAGTAAAAACTGCTATATAGGATACCATGGAGATGTTGAGAGAAATAACGTGTGTGCAGTTAGGTTTGGAGATTCGCTAGGATTGTCCTTTTGTTGGTTTAGGAAAAGTAAGCCATTTGGAAGGGTTATGAATGTGATGTTGAACGAGGGAGATTTTTATATGATGAGCCGCAAGGCAGTTGGTACTGATTGGAGGAAGAGAAACAAGAACACTTTGAGGCATTGTGTGAATAGGAATAAGGGAGCCACGAAGGATACTGGGGATGTATGGAGGTTTGGTGAAGGTGAACCGAGGAAGTTGAGCGAAGATGAGTTGAATGTAGGGAAAAAGAAGAAGGCAAAAAAGAAGGTAGAGAAGAAGGCAAAAAAGAAGGTAGAGAAGAAGGCAAAAAAGAAGGTAGAGAAGAAGGTAAAGAAGGTAGAGAAGAAGGTAAAGAAGGTAGAGAAGGTCAAAAAGAAGAAAGTTGCGATGCGGGAAATTGAGGTGATCGATTTGACTGGCGACGATGATGTTATTAGGATAGAGAAGATTGTGCGTGAAGTAGAAGTGTTAGATTTGACTAGTGATTGAGTAATAATAGTAATAGTATATACTAATCTTTTCAATCAACTTATTTCATTAAACAAAAAATCGCAAAGGCCACTAGTTTGGGACTCATCACGAGTCTTGAGTTAGTGGCCTTTTTTGCGTTAGTGTAAAATCGTGTATGATTTTACACTAGTGTGCATATAGTATATTTTCAATCAAGTTAATGTTAAACCAAAAAAGTAATTTTGATTTTTGGTTTAATGAAAGTTTGGGTACATAACAAAAATTACTTACAAACACCGAAAACTATGTCCACTACTTTCAGTAAACAATGCGAGCAAACGTATGTTTTAGTAGCAACGTCTTATTGTATGAGGGGTGCTATGGGGTTCGGTGGACAGGAATGGAGGGTGTTTTTTTTCAAGGCAGCTAATGAGAATAGTGCCAAAATGAAGCTAGCCGGGTTGAAAAAGTATTTCGAGTGCTTGAATGAGGACAGTGATAGGCGAAAGTTTAATATCGAGTATTCCTTTTATCCATATGACATTGTTGCTCTCGATGGTCCAGCGGGATACAATCGGCTTAAAAATCTCGAATTCGAGGATGTGGAAGCATTCATGACAATCGACGACCCTGAGGTACTGGAAGATGAGGCCTATGAAAAAATGGACGAAGTGGGAGAGATGAATGAGGAGGAATTGGAGGATTTGTATAATGCACAGGATGCAGAGATCAGACGAGATGTTTATGCTCTAACATTTCGTAAAGGTGAGTGTGTAGGGGTACACGAAGTAGAAGTAAGGAGAGAAGAAGAGAAGAAGATCAGGTTCATGTTCGATAAAATGACAGTCGATAATGAGATGGTCGGATATACTGCGGATAATATAGTGTGTAAGATCAATGAAGGTATCGATGACTGGAAATATGAAAACGATTATGACGATAATGAGAAAGAGGAAGAATGGAAAGATATCACTGTGGAAGAAGGAGAGAAAGAGGAAGGAGAGAAAAAGAAAGAGGAAGAGGAAGAAGTGATGATCGTCGAGGTAAAGAAGGCCAAAATCGAAATCATTGATTTGACGGGAGAGGACGAAGAAGAGGTAGTAATGAAGAAGGAGAAGGTGAAGAAGGAGAAGGTGAAGAAGAAGGAGAAGTCAAAAAGTGTGCAATGTTCGCATGTATTTACTAGAGGGGAAAAAAAGGATAAAAGGTGTAAGACGAAGACGAAGAAAGAAAACGGACTATGTTCGAAGCATAGTAAGAATTGAGTGTTTGTGTGTATGTGTGTGATACATTTTGAAACAATTATTTCAATAAACAAAAAAAAATCGCAAAGGCCACTAGCTTTGGACTCATCACGAGTCTTGAGTTAGTGGCCTTTTTTGCGTTAGTGTAAAATCGCGTGATGATCCATTAGAAGGAATTTCATTCATTTATGTACCAAAGTCGAGGTTGCCATCCACTACAGCCATTCCTCTGAAATACCAAAAATATCCATCACATAAAACATGAGACGTATTACCCCTTACGGACCCAGAAACGAAGTTATAGTCGTATTTACTGGAATCAGTATCATTTTCTGTTGATGCCCCTGGATTGACATTTACCCCAGCGACGTTTCCCCCAGCATTCGTTCCTATTGCCCATTGGGCCGTTGTAGTTTCGGTGAGAATAAAATCATAAAATACACCGGCAGAAACATTGGGATCTGGGAGAGTGATTTGTCTAGATAATGTTGCATTATTAAGTCTAATGATAGACCCAGACTGTTTATTAGTTAATGTAATATCTTCGTCATTCACATCAATTATCTTTTTCATCAACGGGACATTATCTTCTGGTTGACTAGACGCACTTGTGCTGTTCGATAGAATCCTAAAACTCATTTTTATATATAAGTATTTTTACTTTCGATTTTTATAAATATCAAAAATAATCATTATATCATGAGTCTTAGTTAGTGGCTTTTTTTGCGTTAGTGTAAAATCATAAGTATATATATCCAGTTGGAAAAAAAAATAATTTCGAATTCTGGAAAATAATGAATTAAGCAAACTATCTCTTTCTTTAAGAAAGCAAACTCAAATCCCAAACCATCAACCAATATGTCCAAGAAAACCGTACTCACTACCCTAGACGAAAAATTCGACGTCAACAGAGTCATCGTAAGCAAGGCTACGGCTCACGACATCCCAAACAGCAATAATCTTAAATATTTTCGTGTATACATCTCATACGATAATGCAGACGGCAGTCAGGGAAATTTTGTATTCGCTACACCTCGTGAATCTTTCACATCAGGTATTGTATCGAACAAGAATGAATCCGATACTACTACTGGATTCTCCATGCCTATTTCATTGATGGGTAAGGATGGATATACTCAAGAGCAGAAAAACTTCATCTCGGCTATTAAGAAAATTGTAAAACATGTTGGCGATAAATGTAAGTCGCCCGATGTTAGGAAAGTCATAAAGAATTCAAATCATGACGCTTCTATTGCCTCGATGAACCCTCTGAAGGTGAGGATGAATGACGAAGGCGAAGTTGATGAAAGTCGTGGGACGAGTATGTATATTAAGATTTATGTCAAGCGCGACGGTTCAGATCTTAAAGTTTTGACCCCCTTATACAAGAAAGATGCATTCAATCCAGATGGTACTCCAGCCACCTATGATATCTCAGAGGTTCTGGGTGCTTATGCTTTGGTGTATGGCGCAGTCCGTCTTGAGAGTGTATACTTTGGTTCTGGACGTGCCAGTCTTCAGTTCAAACTTGTAGAGGTTGATATGGAATTGTTGAATGGAACAAGGCAGAGGTTTATTCGACATAACCAGGAACGATCTACTCCAGTTGTTAGGGCCAAGAGTGATGGTGCAGAGGAACTTGTTCTCAGTGATGACGATTAGATGGAGTAGTACGAATAAGTAAAATGAGCGGTATTTATATTTTTAACAATCTATTCAATAAAAAATTAAACGTAAAGGGTCTCCCTGTCAGTAATGATAGGGAGACCCTTTTTGCGTTACTATATATAAAAATACGATAATATATATAACAAATATGACCCTCCCCAAGTTGTATGTAATAATACCGGAGGATGAGTGTGATTTTATGATTGTATTAATTTCATCTGACAATGAAGAAGACTTGGTGGGATCAATTATTCCACAGTATGATACACTCTTAATGAATGGTACTGGAAGTTATATATCAGCGACATTAGGAGCATTACAATATCTCATCTCACGACAGCCTATGTTTAATAAATATATAGGAGTATCTTCTGGTGCGGTTTTATCATACTTATTAATATTGAAATACACACCTTCATCTATATTTCGTTTCCTTCAGACTATAACTACTCAGGAAGCATTCGGATATCCAAATATGTTTTCGTTCATCAATGGCGATGGTGCATACGATTACGATATCATCGATGAAGTTCTAGAATATTTAACTATGGATGTTTTGGGTAAAATTCCAACAATGAATGAGCTATATGAATTAACTGGAAGAGAACTTCACATTTACACCTACAATGATACATATAAAATGCCAGAGTATATTAACTTCAGAACGTTTCCGAACATGTCTGTCTTGGTAGCGCTAAGGATGGCTTGCAATATTCCATTTGTTTTCGGTAGATATAAATATAATGATTGTTATTACACTGATGGAGCCATTTTTAATAATTTTCCCATAACTCAATTGAATCGCGATGACAAAACTCTAGGTCTTAGTACGATAATACCACGACCTTCTATATTTCGTAGCGACGATGAGATCCAAGGACCCAAGAATATAATAGAAACAGTTAAGACAGTTCATATGACCTTCTTCTCACTTAGTAGAATGATCGAAATGATGTTTAATACCAATAACTTAGTTGAGGACGTCGACGAAAATATCCCTCTAACAATAGTACATATAGAATGCGAAGAAGAAGAAGGAGAAGAAGAAAAATTTCAGAGAGGAATACATACAATGATAGATTTTTTCAACTAAATATTAATATATCTCACGCGAGTATATTAATATATAAAACTCTTGATTATACAAAGAGTCATGACTAAATGGTTTGAACTATATACTGATCTGAAGCTCTTTTTAAGAATAGATATAAATGACGATGGTTTGCTCCCTGACAGAACCAACCAATATTTCTCTGAATGGATTGGTGTCCAAAAGTATAACTATAAACGCGCTATAAACGAGTTATCCTTTGGAGACAATAGAAGAGTTTTATGGGAAGATCTGATGACTGAATTTCCGATAGCATTTGATAAATGGGTAAAACTATCAAAGCTAACTCTATCGTTATGTACAACAAATAAAATTTGAAGATTACTCATTAAAACCATCAAGTACTGTTGCGGAAGGATCTGTATTCTCGTCTACTCCCTTTGGCATCCAGAAATGTGGAATCCACGTAGCACGATTGGGGTAATATCGTTCGAATATTTCACGATACAGGAAGCTCTCCTTGCTTACAGGTGTATTATATGGAAATAATTCATGGCGCTTGGTCCATCTCTCTTCATCAGTAAACTTACATGCGAAATTAGATACAGTCTTGTACCATGAAGTTGAACTATTACTAACTGAATCGCTAAAGGCGTGTTTCTTCCTAGTTATGATCTCTTGTGGAAGATACTCCTGGAAAGCATCTCTTAAAAGTTTCTTCTCTATACATCCATTCCCGAATCTCTTATATCCAGTCTTAATATTCATGATATAATTCAAGAATGCCTTCGATGCGAATGGTACCCTTACTTCGAGACCATGTGCAGCTGTCGTCCTGTCTGTTCTGAGCAAGTCATAGAGATGTAATTCCTTCAACATATCACGCGTATAATGGTTAAATGTCTCATCGTCTTTACAGAATGATAGAAAAAAATAACCACATACCTCATCTATACATTCACCTGAGAATAATACACGGATATCTGTATATTTTTTTATGTACTTGGACAATAACCACTGGGGTGTAGATGCTCGAATAGTGGTTATGTCATAGCTCTCCAATGATTTTATTACTTCATTAAGTGCTTCGATTCCTTCATCGGGAGTATAATATACTATGTGATGATTCTCCTCAATTCCTAAATACTTCGCGACCTTTTTTGCTGCCTCAATGTCGGGACTTCCTTTGAAGCCTATAGTAAAGGTATGTAAATCCTTAACGAAACGTGCTAGTATTGCTACGATGATACTCGAGTCTAATCCTCCACTTAAGAATGCTCCTATGGGTCTATCTGATATTAGACGGTCCTTTACTGACTTGATGAGAATATCATGTAGATTCTTCTGAACTTCCTCGCGTGTGTGATTTCTAAACTCTTTATCGGTACAAAGCATATAGTCATCGTATATTGTTTCCATGGTTAGACAGTGCTTAGACGTTGATACATGACCTGGAAGGAACTGGCGGATACTTTTACAGTGTTTAATTAGAGGTTTAGCTTCAGAAGAGAAGAGTGTGGTATATTTATCTACTATACCTACGAAGAGAGGACGAATACCGATATGATCTCTTGCAGCATAAAGAATATCTCTCTTCTTATCATATAATATTAAAGCGAATTCTGCATCGAGTTGTTTTAGAAAATCCATATTACCGAATTCACTGTATAGATGCATGAGTACTTCACAATCTGAGCTGGTTTCTAATTTGATGTTATATTTGGTAGCTAGTGTCATGTAGTTGTAGATTTCTCCATTACATATCACAATACAATCATCATTCTCAAATGGCTGACTAGACTCCGTGTTCAATCCATTAACTGCAAGACGAGAAAACGACATGAACAGCTTGGGTGAGACAAATGATTGTGTTGTTTCGTCTGGACCACGATGTACTAGCATATTGGCTACATCAGAGAATGTGTTAACATTAATATGTGGGTTTTCCGTGTAAGCTGCAAAGATACCACACATATATATATATTTTTGTATATATATATATATATATATATATATATATTGTATATAAAATTTAATTAACGATTATATACTTGAATTGATACATTTTGTTTTAACAAGAAAAATAATCTGACGGATGACATTGTTTATAATTCTATTCTGTATCAGTTATTAGTTCATCTTCACTTTCTGAGATATCGTAATCTTCTCTCTTCCTCTTATTTTTCCTCCTTTTCCTTTTCCTTTTCCTTTTCTTCTCTCTCCTCATCTCTTTCCTTCTTCTTCTCTCTCTCTCCTCTTCACTTTCCTCATCCTCCTCCTCCTCTCTCTTGGCTCGTCTACGTCTCCTCTCTTTCCTTCTACGTCTCCTCTCTTTCTTTTTAGTGGTATATTTTCTGCTATCATAATCCTCTTCTAATGATTCTTCTAGATCCAATGTTATGGATTGACTGTCTGTCTGATCTACAGGTTCAGTAACCGGTTTTACGGTATCCTTTTCATAGACTTCATCGCCTTTTTGATCTGTGTTAGTATTATCAGAGAAGGCAGAATCTGTTTCTTTAACCATTTTCTCTGATGATTTCTCGGGGGTTAATACAAAACTCCCATCGAGAATATCTACGTCATTCTTTTCTGTTATATTATTTTCATTAGATTTCATTGTATCACTTGTTATTCCCTCGAGCATATCATCAACCATTTCATCTAATACTTCTTCATCGTTATCCTTCTCTTCGTCCGAATCGTCATTGTCCTTCTCTTCGTCATCGTCATTGATCTCCTCCTCATCGTTAGGGTTGTCATTGTCATCCTCTTCGTCGGCTGATTCGTCTGGTATAAGCTCATCTTCTGCTATCAACACTTCCCCCTCCTCTAAATCATGACTATTAAACATTGCATCATCATCTTCGTCGTCGCTAATATCATCGTCTATAATATCCGAGATATTTTTCCTAGCTCGTGGGATATCAGATATTATACTGAAAAATAGCTTATCGTTTTCATCTAGTTCCTCGTCATTATTATTATGTTTTTCTTTTCTATTATCTCTCTCGACTTCTTCATTATATACATCATTCTTTACTTCTTCGTATGCTTCGTCAGGCGCTTCGTCGTATGCTTCATGTTCTCCCATCTTATTGATAGCATTACTGAACACCTCATCGACGATAATTTCAGCTTCATCATTCTCTACTGATTCTCTACTGTTAAACACATCATTCATTAATACTTCATTATCTTCTATACGATTAATCTCTTGTTTAGCAACAGGTTCAGGTTCTGGAAACAGTTCATCAAAAGATCCTTTAGTATCTGAAATTACTACATGTTCTATAACCTTGAGTGTTAGTTGTTCTACGTCCCTGCATAAAACATCTTTGAACCGCTGTCGTTTTTTGGGACCAAGTAGTGCTAGTTCCGGAATTCTATCTGAGAATGACACATTACAAAGGTTTGTTATCTCCCCGCTTTTCAATCTGCTATTGAAATATTTTGCAAACTTGGTGTACTTTGTCTGTGTCTTTTTATCGACATCAATAAATATAGTGAAAGAAAGCATAGTGTTGATATAGTCTTCAATAGAGACAACAATGTGTTCATCGTTGTCTCCTGTGTCTTCCTCTTCGCGTTTATCGCTGTTAGATTCAAGTAGGGATATGTATATATCACTTTCTAACATTTCACCGTTAATGCTACTAGATATTGCATTTAATCTCTCTTGGAAAAACGTCCTGAAGGGTGTAATCATTGTGTGATTTACCAGCGGTGTCTGTTTAATGATATCAACTACGTTGTCTAGTGTATTATCATCTGAATCAGTATTACTCGTTTTATATACTAAATTAGATCTAGCCTTTGCGAGTCCTAGTTTATTTATATCATCTACTCCATCTGACGAACTGAATAAATTTCCCATTTATGATTCAACAATATTTGTTGTATTGAACATATTTTTTTATTGATATTTCGTTTTTATAGTGTCTGATACATTTCTGTTCTTTCTATTCTTCACAATTACTTTGGTTATATAGGCACTAAAGGTTGTACTCATAAAACAATAGAGAAAAACCATACTAGGATTAGACTGGTTTGTAAATGGTTGTATATGCGTTAGCAGACTAATAAACATACATATTGAAATGAGTATGATAGGGACATTAAAATATATCAAACCTAATCCGAGAAAAATACCTGATAAGACACTTATTGAATATTCAGCCAATGGATGGCACATCTTAATACACGCCTTTAGCATGATCGTATTTTCAATATATAAATAATAATATAATATATAAAATGGGTCAACTTCAGTCTATATATCAACCTCCTAGAGAGCCTCTGACAGCATGTGAACTTAGCGAGTTGACAACTTCAGTCCACGGAATATCGCAGTCTGGCGAATCTGCTTCGGATTCGTGGTTATTGAAGATAAATCAAGAGTCATTGTCTAAAAACCCTACGGGTAAAAAGTATAATATTATATTCATGAAATACTTTATGGATTATGACACACTAGTCAAGTATTTCCTAGACAAAAGAAGCAACGAATACAAAGAGAATTTCATTCCAATGTTTACTGATCTTAAAACAGGGAAGTTACCTGACGAGTATAGAACCCTCAGGTATACGATTGCTGAATCCTCTAATGTTAGTACAACGGGGTTGGACTATGAGAGAAAGGTATACTCCCTTATAACACAACCCATAATACAGAACCTAGTATCCCCATTCTTCGTCAATACTGTTTCTACATCTTCTTCGTGTAGTTTCAGCACTCTATCGAAGATACTTGAGAATAATGGTATCCCTATACGTAATCTATATAGGAATATTGCATATTTTTTGATGGGTATTAGTAATAGACCGTCGATAAACGATTCAAAGGAAGTTAGCGAACAAGATCTAGAAGAAAGAATCGATATAGCTAGTTATAGTCACAATACCGGAAATTTCGATAAGAGACACTTCGAAGGATTGATGAAATATATAGAATCAGTAAAAGACCAACTCAAATTTGGTTTTATACTCAACACTGCGGAACCTCTAGGGACTTTAACACTATACGGACTTATATCAAAATATGGAACTATATACACCGACGAGAAAAGGACGGCTCTTTCCCAGTGGTTTATAGATGTCATGTTTCAGATTTCTACTGTTCTCTATGTGATGAAATGTGCTGGCTTCAATCACAATGATCTTCACGGAGACAATATATGGATAGAAATACTAGACAAACCAAAACGAGTTGATATGGTATATAGAGATACACGATATAGTATATCTACAAGATATATGGTTAAGGTATATGATTATGACTTCTCAAGTGTAAGTTTTCTGAAACCAAATGCAAAGGCACAGAATAGTTATATGAGTATTCCAGGTGAGGATAACGTAAAAACAACAAGATATATTACTCAACTAGAACCTATTCTTGAGTTTATCGTAAATTATGAAAAAGAGAAAAATCCTGAGGGGTTAAATATACCTTTAGGTGCCCTCTTTACAATTTCTGGTAAACTCACAAAAAATGACGGGTTTATGTATCTTAAATTCGCTACAAATAATAGAAGAATTACATCTTCAATGAGTAAAGAATCAGAATCCAAACATATCGCATCTATAGAGACTATCATGGATAGGTTATATGAGATGAATATCAATAAGATTGCAGATTTTGACAACCCTGAGCGTGTATATATAGCAGATCCTTCAATATTCAATAGGAATCCACCGGAAGACGGAGATTATACCAAGGCGGAGTTCATCAAAACCCATAAATTATATAAGATTCGGTCTGAGGTGGCGGGGATGGTCAGAAAATAATATATGTCAGTTTTATATTAGATTTAGGACCTTAAGTTAATAATCCTATCATAACAAAATAAAGAAGATGTCAATCAGATTATTAACACAACCACACACACACACACACTTACAAAAAACCCACCAAGACAACATTGCGACTCCAAGTTCGTATATAATTGTTATGAGTCATTTATTCAGATGATGTGATTGTTATAACAAGGATATACCCGTTATAATTTGATTTTATACACAAACAGCGATGTATTGTATGAAATGAGACTGAGACTGACGTGTAAAAGCGTTCCCATCTTAAGACATCTACTGCTCGACGTACTTGTATGTGCTCACATCACTTCCCGTTTTCCAAACAGCTAGGGAGTCTCCGTCGCTGCTAATATCCACAGAAGCATTACCTGGACCCAATGTCGTTCCCAGCTTATTCCATTCCACCAAGGATACTGGTGAACCATTCAAAACTTCCGAAAGCGCATTATAAATTACCGAGAGCTCGTATACATCTGTACCGCTTGCCGTCCCAATGGCGAATCGATTTCCATCCCCATTTAGGCTAACATTTGATGTCTCGGTTAGGTTAGCGGTGATCGGATTACCTTGCGGGAGGTAAACACCAGTTGGGTCGTCCCTAATCCAGCAGGTAGCTACCGGCTGGGGCACACCGACTCCCGAACGAAAAGCACCCAAAACATTACAAGAACTATTGGCAGTTATGTCAATATAATCCCCCGGACTCGTCGGAATCGTCACAATGTTGACAAATTCGCTCCAGCCAACCGAATTCGAATAAAAACTCCTATACACCGAATTAGTTAGCCCTGGCACCAACCCTAACACTACGGAACCGTTATAATTCGTAAGCAACTTAATAAAAACCGTCGTCGGGAGCGACAGAACGGGTTGTATGGTACCCTTTTCATCCCAAACATCGAATTCGTATAATTTGACTTGATCATTTATAGAAAATGCTACTGTGCTCCCGTCCCCACTAATACTAACCGCTCTACCTATATTCGCACTGTTTATATCGAAGACTGCTTCTATCCCTCCCCATGTCGATGTCGATGTGCCAAATTCAAATGCGAGAACTGCACCTACTTCGGGGGTGATAGTGGGGGACCCGAGAACATTATATTTCAACTTCGGAATCCCGAGAACAATTTTATCCCCTCCATCATCCATGTCGAAGGTCATGAATTCGACACGACCAGCATTATTGACAATGTCAATTACGTCAGGAATTCCAGAAATTTTTGCCTCAAACTCAGACAAAGCGTCGAGAAAGGCCCCACGCTTTGACCAACTATCTTGGGTTTCATTATACACATATGACTGAACATAAACAGAATCGTTAGCAGTGTACGCAACCGCCGCCAATTTACCGTCACTCGATAGACGCACTATACCACCTGTAAATTCTTCCGCGTCCGGAGGCGACCAGTCAAAAACCGGATCCGGACCCGGACCCGGACCCGGACCCGGACCTCTGGGAACACACGTGTCTGTTTCATAAATTCTGAACGCACTCATTTTGCTTGTCTGAAGGGGGGTTGTTATTTAGTATATGCATATATTTTTATTTTTATTTTTTATTTTGTGTTGTTGTAAAATATTTTTTTTTCCACCTGTAATATAAATACTATTGTAAACAAGAAAATGGGAAATCTATCTTCCGGTCTAAGTCAAAAAAAAAACTAATTTTGAAAAATGATTTGATGACTATCAAGTACATACAAAAATATCAGATAAAAAGTCATTAAATCATGAGTCTTACCAATAAGAATCTGAATGGTCAAATGCGGAATGATCTTGTGAAGTTTCAGATCCTAAGGACCAAGAATGATGGTCGAAAGCGGAATGATCTTGTGAAATTTCAGAACCTAAGGACCAAGAAGTTAGGTCAGAATGATGGTCGAAAGCGGAATGATCTCGTGAAATTTCAGAACCTAAGGACCAAGAAGTTAGGTCAGAATGATGGTCGAAAGCGGAATGATCTCGTGAAATTTCAGAACCTAAGGACCAAGAAGTTAAGTCAGATGAAAACGATCAAAGTAAAAGAGGAGATCAAAGTAAAAGAAGAGAAAACGATCAAAGCAAAAGAAGACGTAATAACAGATAAAACTTCTCTGTCCGCCCATTACAACGTCAAGGCTGATGATAATGAAAATTTCGACACTCTTAGTGATACTCAAAACATGGTAGCCACTGTGGTTGACGAATTGCATCGTCTTCATAAATTGCACGCCGGGAACGAGAAGTTTGAAGAGGTAGAAAATGTGATTGACACCCTCCACAATTCGCCCTTTGCTCATACCCCCTTCGGTCTCTCACTTTTGATGATATTGGAGACACAGCGCGTGGATCAAGAGAAATATAGGTAAAGAATGAAGTGCAAAAGGTAAGGTGCAAAAGGTAAGTATAAATTGGGGAAGGTCAATGTCTGACATTGACCTTCCCCAATTTTGCGTCACCGCATATAAAAGATACTATATATATAAAAATGCCAAAGATATATACGAAGGCAGGCGATAAAGGGTTCACGCGGAAGTACACAGGTGAAAAGATAAGCAAAAGTAGCGAAACTTGCGATGCCGTTGGTCAAACTGATATCATCAACGTCTCTATTGGTCAATTTAAGGCACTATTGAAAAAATTTCGTTCTGAACTGACCGACAAGTATGATGCAACAAATAATTCAAGTGAAACACTGAGAGTGTTGAACAATATCATAAATGACCAGGAACGTATTCAGCGTCTTTTCTTGAACATAGCATCTGAGATAGCTAGTACCCCTAAGCCTGGTAAAGTTCAGTATTTCGGCCCAGAAGATGATAATACTAATACATCATTACTTGAATCTAAAATAGACAAAATGACTGAGATATTACCAGAGTTGACGGTATTTATTTTGATGGGGGAGAACGAACTGTCTACCAGTGCCCATAGGTGTCGAGTTGACGTTAGAGAATTTGAACGCATGATAGTAGGTAGTAAGGATTTTAATATACCGTACACGTTTGTTAATAGATTGAGTGATTACTACTTTCAACTAGCGAGATATGTTGACTATCTACAGGCTCAGGAGGACGATACAATAACTAAAAAGTCTTATAAATGGTGGTCTGAATGTTTCGATGTTATGTTTAGTTGTATGTCTCATACGGTGTGTATTTATATTGGTTCACAATTATTCATTCAATAGATATTTGAGTTTCATAATAATTAAATTATGAAATGTTAACCTATAATTATTCTACATTGCTATACTCATTGCACTCTCTGGGATAAGCATATTTGTTATAACGTGGAGTACACCATTGCTACACTTAATATCTCCTCTAATTAGATCGGCTTCGTAATTCGCTGTGGTCCCCACAGACGTTGCCATATGTCTTGAACCTATCTTAGGATATGCGATCCCCATACCATTAATCTTGAGTCGCTCTCCTTGTAAAGTCTGCACATAATAATGTCCATACTTCATATCACTTGTTTTGATCACTTGAGGTATAATTTGATATGCTACTAGCTCGTCTCTACTAATACTCTTGACGGCTTCCATAGTAGCCCCGAGGTTATTGAGGTTATAGATCCCCGAATTGGTACAGGCAAATAGAGTGAGAGTTTCATGTGGATCTTTAAGTCGGGCTACCATTGACGGAGAGCCATCAACAATCCCCTTAAAACGAGCGAGACTTGGTATCTCTGAGATAACATCATACAGCGTTTCCCCTGATCCAGATCCAAGGAATCTCTCTGAGGCTCTCTTTGAACCCTTATTTCCTAGACCCGCAAATGTCAAAACCTGTTCATATACTTTAGTGAAACCACTAGCCCCATGATTTGATGTCATCGGTATTTTTTTATTGTTAGATTTTTTTTATTTCATGACTTAATTTTAACATCCAAATATCTTCGCACCAATAAAATAAGGGATAGGGAAGAAGAAAGCAACAACGGGATGAACCATTCGATATGTGGTTGGACACGTAAAACTCATGATCATAGTCCATACAAATAGACTCACGGCTAACAACCATAACATGATAACAGCTATAAGAAAAATCTTCGCCTTCTTACGGTCAGAGTCCTTATTGACAGCAATTATCATTCTTGGTTTTGATGCAGAATTTTCTTGGTTCAGATAAGAAATAGTTAGTAATGTTGGTCCTAACATCGTTTTTGGATACAATCAAAAAAAAAACTAATTTAATAAATCGGTTTCAATAGTTTAAGATCACAAATATATTTTGATATAAAATCGGGTTATATAAACTTTCAATGAGTTATAGTAGCATCTTACAGCGTGCTATCACCGCGACGCGTAATTCTATTTACGATGAAAAGATTATAAATCTTAGACTACGGATAGATATCGTTACCAGAAAGTACGAACCATGCAAGCCAGCCGTGGAGGATATCGTAGAATTAGATGACATCGAAGGAGCTTCTAATAAAATTATACAATTGAACCAAGAAATCCTTAAATATGTCGAATGTATGATAGAAGACCCCCGGAAGTTGGGTTATGAGGTCAGTCTAGACGGTGAGCTGTACACCCAAGAAGAGTTAGTACGACGCCACGGCGAACATGCATACACTTATATAGACAAGCGATCTCTGAGTGTATCAATTGGAGCCACATACAACGAGAATAATACACAGAGCTATATCGGTAAATATACGCCTGTAATCACCGAACAGGAGTTAGAAGCTGAAGATGAATTATTCATGACCGTTTCAGAATATTTTGTTATCATGGATCACAATAAAACTCTCCAAGAGCAGCTATGCTTTATCGATGATAATAGTAAACCATATGATGACTCAAAGGATATGAGCACTAGGGATTTCATCTATATGTACGAATCCGCTTTCACTCTCGAAAGGAAGTTAGCTATACTTGAAAAGTTGTGTTATTTCATAATATCAAAGAGTATAGTTTTTAATGATAATATGAAGATCCTCATAAAATCTAAACTTCAGGAAGCATACTTCGAACACAAAGTCGATGAAGCCAGAGGGTGGTACACGGCGATTTTAGGAAGCGATATATCCATCCGTCAATTTATGAAGCCCACAAAGAAGAAGCAAGATGTGTTAAGAGAATATGACACAATTCCTGCCAAGTACATAGTATAGATATATAATACAGATTATAAGAGATTTTAAACTTTATTTAAAAATAAACAAAAAAACGCAAAGGCCACTAACTCAAGACTCATCACGAGTCTTGAGTTAGTGGCCTTTTTTGCGTTAGTGTAAAATCATAAGTATACAAGATTATATCCAATCGGGAAAATAATTTCGAATTTCAGCTATAATAAATATGAAGTACAATAACAATTATTAACTAATTCCAGTATCAAAACCAACAATGATCGCCGCTATCGTCAAGAACATCAAGAATATCTTTGGATATGGTGTCCGAGAACAACTCAAGAAAGCCATGGATACCATTCACGAAAGCATCACCAACCGTTCCAATGATAATGGTGTCGGAAACCGTCTTCTCGTAGAAGCTTTCTGTGGGTGGGGGAAGGGAATGGTAGTGTACCAAAGTCTCCTCGATAACCTCATTGTCGATGACATTTCAGTGGCACTATTCCCGTCTCTTCCTCTCGTGGATCAATTCTACAATGATTACATCAGTGAGGGAGAGGGAGAGGGAGAAGCATTCGACGTTCTGTTTGTATGTAGTTCGACAGAGAGGAGAGAGAGGGGGGATATGAGAGATGAAAATACTAAAAACAAAAACAAAAAAACAACAACGAAATCAAAGGAAGTAAAGAAATTCATCAACAAGGAAGGAAAGAAAATTATCGCGACCACCTATCACAGCATCGGCACTGTGGTGGAGGCTCTCGAAGGACGTATCGTGAATTATGCTACCTTTGATGAGGCTCATAACGCTACAAGGGACACTTCAGTGAAGTATGTCCTGGGCGATAAGCCATTCTTCCGTACAGGTGCTTTCTTCACGGCCACGTCTCAAAAGATCAATAAGTACCCAATGAAGAGGATCGCGAGACTTTCGTTCTTCCAAGGTGTAGAGGACAGCGTTCTGAGTAATATCGACTTACGTGTTGATATCGGGAAGGAGGATGGGGACAGTGTGGAACATATCACAAAGATCTACGAATCAATCGCTCGTGCCACCTTAGAAACCGAGAACAACAAGATCCTCTCCTTTCACGCTTATAGTACGGCTGACGTGGGAGACTCCATGACCAATGCCAAAGCGTTCGCCGATGTAAGGAAACTCAAATCCACGTTTAAGAAAGTCGCAGCAAATGAGTTCCCCGATAAAGTAGGATACTACAAGAAATTCAAGGTTCTTTGTATCACATCAGAAACGAAGGGAAGAACAAAGATCCTCAACACTTTCGATTCTACCAAAGATGATGAAGTTGTATTATTGTGCAGCTGTAAGACTATTGGTGAAGGTTTCGATACGAAAAGCGCTAACATGTGTGTCTTTGTCGATCCCAAGACATCAACCACTGAGATCATTCAGAACATCGGACGTATCATGAGGTTTTCAGAGGGGAGAATATGCACGGTCCTGATGCCCCTTCGCATCGACTATGATCCTTATCGTGAAGCTGGTAGCGACAAAGAACGCGACGAAGTGATTCGAACGAATTGTGCTAACAACGAGGGAAATTACTCTAATATCATGAATGTGTTCGCGGCTATAAACCAAGACGCCGAGGATGCGTACTACCACTGTCTCTATTACCCCAATCACTACAGTCCCGAATCAGTGAAGAAGGGCTTGGAGAACAAGAAACAGAAAGAGATCGAGGGTTCTGCCAGTACTGACATCCTCCATACACTGAAGACTGCGGATATGAAAGTAAGGGAGGAGTACAAGGAAGATCCTCTGATCAATTTGGCGAATATCGCCAATGATAACAACTGTACTCTTGTGATAGAAAGCGACGAGAAGGACAGTGAGTGCCGCATTAAGGAGTATGGTGAGGGAGGAGACAAGGTATACATGGCGAGGACGGGAGAGGAGATGATCTTTACTGCCTTTGAGGAAAGGAAGGAAAACGATCCTCCCTCGACGAATGAAGCATGTCCTCCCGGATGCGAATGTGATAAGTGTAAGAAGGAGAACGAAGACCTCGAGAAGAAGGCAAGGGCTAGTACCAAAAACGCGAGGAAGAAGGCAAGTAAGAATAACATGACCATCTCAGTGCATACTGATGCTGAATTCGAGCTCCTGTGGGACATTGAAGACGATGAGTTCAAGGATATGATGTCGAATAGTATTAAGTCGTGCGCTATCGATTGTGCCGGTGTTGGAATGATTATGGAAAGATGGAAACAGAATTTGAAGAAGGTAGAGGAGTATATCAAGAAGGAAGGGAAAACTCCGTCGAGTAAGAGTAAGGACATGGCGGTGAAAAATCTTGCTATGTTCATTAGTACTCAGAAAATGAATTATAAGAAGAATGAGTATCCATTGTCTGAAGGGGATCCGCGAAGGGAGATGTGGGAGGCGTTCGTAGAGAAGTACTCGCAATTCTTCCTCTCGGACGAAGAGGAGTTCAAGGCGAAGCTAGCTGAGGTAGAGGAGTATATCAAGAAGGAAGGGAAAACTCCGTCGCAATACAGTAATTTCAAGGATGTGGCATCTCTTGGTATTTTTATCGATAGTCAGAAATATAATTTCACGGGAAAGAGGTATGTCATGTCCGAAGGGAATCCACCGAGGAAGTTATGGGAGGCATTCATGGAGAGGTACCCTCAATACTTCCTCTCGAGCGAAGAAGAAGAGTACATGATGCATCTAGAGAGAGTAGAGGAGTATTTCAAGAAGAGAGGAAAAACTCTGTCGCATGATAGTAAGATTAGTAATTTCATCACCAGTCAGAAAAAGAATTACAATAAGAAGATGTACGCCATGTCTGAAGGGGATCCGCGAAGGGAGATATGGGAGGCGTTCATGGAGAGGTGCCCTATCGTCTTCCACGTGGACGAAGAGGAGTACAGGATGAAGCTAACTGAGCTAGAGGAGTATATCAAGAAGGAAGGGAAAATTCCGTCGAATGGTAGTAAGGACACGACGGTGGCATCTCTTGGTAGGTTCATCTCCATGCAGAAAATGAATTACAAAAAAAAGAAACAGGCCATGTCCGAGGGGGATCCGCGGAGGGAGATGTTGGAGGCATTCATGGAGAAGTACCCTCAATACTTCCTCTCGGACGAAGAGGCGTACATGTCGAAGCTAGCTGAGGTAGAGGAGTATATCAAGAAGGAAGGGAAACTTCCATCGGGTATGAGTAAGGACAAGGTGGTGAGAACTCTTGGTAAGTTTATCAGCCATCAGAAGAAGATTTACGATATTAAGAAGTATGCCATGTCCGAGGGGGATCCGCGGAGGGAGATGTGGGAGGCATTCATGGAGAGGTATCCAGAATTCTTCGTCTCGAGAGAAGAGAAGTACAGGACGAAGCTAACTGAGATAGAATTGTACATCGAAGATAAAGGGAAAACTCCGTCGGAATACAGTAAGGATAAGGCGGTGGCATCTCTTGGCATATTCATATGTCGTCAGAAAGCGAATTACAAGAAGAAGATGGAGGGTATGAAGGAAGGTGATCCGCGGCGGGATATGTGGGAGGCGTTCGTCCTAGATCCCAAACACCTGATGAGTAATTGGGCAGCGAAACATGTCGATGTATGTCCCAAGCCGGAGGAAAAAACGCCCTCCTCTCGTTCACTTCCCAAGACTACTAAGAAGAAGACTCTCTCCAAGACCAAGGTGAAGAAGGGATACGTTCCTTCTAACCCCGAGGTGAAGATGTCTATCAATAATTCTCTGACGAATGAAACCTTTATTCCAGGAGAGGCTCTCATTCTCGACGATCAGTTCAGGACTACACGAGCTCTCGTCGACAGTAAACAGTTCTCGAAGGACAACATCACATGTGTTGAGAACGTCAAGGAGAGATACAATGAGGCAAAGGAAGACTCTAAGTTTGGTGGGTGTATGGTATATGGCGATTTTCTCATCGCATTGAAGGAGAAGGAGGATCTTGGAAATCTGTCTCTCATCTATGCTGACTTCACGGTGTCTGTCAAGAATGGCGCGATGCCATTATTGAATGTATTGAAGTTCCGCGAAGATGAGATCAAGAAAGGGACGGTTGTGGGATTGACATGGGCTAACAGGAACGGAGGCAACTCAGTGAAGAACGAGTTGAAGGTTGAGCGTTTCTTCGCGATGAACAATTACGAGGCTGTGGAGGATATGCATATCATGAGTTATGGTAAAAGGAAGAATATGAATGTCTGTTTCTACAGGAAGTTATAAGTATAATTATTCATATGAGCATGAACCAATTACTGAAGACCTTATGATACATACTTGAAGAAAAGATGGGTGTTAATGTAGAATTGAAAAAAAAAACATAACTTTATATGTTTTCAAATTAATTAATAAATAAAAAACGCAAAGGTCATTAACTTGGGACTCATATCGAGTCTTAAGTTAGTGGCCTTTTTTGCGTCACAATTATATGAAAAACAAAAAAAATAATTTTGATTTAAAAAGTTCTATCTATCATACAAGGAGGCGCCTCCTCTGTTCGACGACCGACTTGTCGATTGTGCTGTAATATCATATGAAAATTAAATTCGTATACAGTACCTCCCCCAGCCCTATTAACTCAGTCGGAAGAGTGGTCGCCTTTTATGTATAACGTAAGCGATTCGTCATGGGATCAAAACCCATATAGGGCTTCAATTTTAGATCGTATGGTGTAGTGGTAACACACAGGTTTTTGATACTTGAGCCGTAGGTTCGATTCCTACTATGATCGTCTCCTCTACATCTTCTCCTCTATCTCACCTTATAAAAATATTCAATTTTAGATCGTATGGTGTAGTGGTAACACACAAGTCTTTGACACTTGAGCCGTAGGTTCGATTCCTACTATGATCGTCTCCTCTACATCTTCTCCTCTATCTCACCTTATAAAAATCTTCACTATGTATCCTAACCCCGATTAAATACAGTTCGGGAAGTTGTCCATTGAAACAAATGACATAAAACTTTGTCTCATCTAAAGCATAGATGCCCCCTTAGCTCAGTCGAAGAGCGATAGCCTTCTAAGCTATAGGTCGTGGGTTCAAATCCCACAGGGGGCTACCTAACATTACCCCGTTAGCTCAATTGGTCAGAGCGACATTCTTCGAAAGTGTCGGTTATGGGTTCGAATCCTATACGGGGTTGTACGCGATGTCAGTTCAGTGGTAGAACGCATGTTTTCCAAACATGAGGCCTGGGTTCGATTCCCAGACGTTGCATCCTGGAGAGGCAAACCAGGCTAAAAACCTCGCTGATTAGATTAGATTGGATTGGATTAGGTAAGTTTAATATATAATTCTATTAGATTGGATTGGATTGGATTGGATTGGATTGGATTGGATTGAATTGAATTAGGTAAGTTTAATATATAACTCTATTATTTTTGATTCCATTCCGATAGTTCTTGACGTATTCCATATCTTTATTAATGATGTCTTATTTTTGTGTGTCTCTTTGGTATTATGCATATACGTGAGAAATGGAACACATATATGCATATTACCAAAGAGATATGTATATACATAGGGGACAAGCACCAGAAGAATTTACCACAAGATATCCAACACTGGCGTAGCTCAGTTGGTAGAGCGCCGGTCTTATGAGCCGGATGTCAGCGGTTCAAACCCGCTCGTCAGTAATTTTCATTATTTTACCCGCGGGGTAATATAATTGATACTATAATTTTAAACTTTAAAAAATTGTTATGAATAAAAAGATGGTATTTGGTTTCAATAAGGCATCTAATGTTATCAGTAAAGTAGATAAAGTACAAAAAATAGCGACTAATGATCTAGTTCAATCCACTATGAGACAATATTCACTATGGGTGATTATTCCAATGGTGATACTAGTACTCGTTATTTTATATCTTCTATATAAATCAAACAAATGTGCATGTATGCCAGAACTGACAGATCTCAGAGATGAACTTCTAGATACTGTAATCGATACAGACAGAAAACTGAGAGGCGATATCGAGAGAGAGATATTATCACAACAGCAGGAAAAGGAGGCTGAACCTGATGTAATGATCTCGACGCCTTATTCATCACAATATAAGCCACGACTCGTTAACAATTCATCATCTGGACATGGGTATGATATATCAGATCAAACAAATTCTGTCGACGAAGGTGGACATCAAGTAACTGAGATATCTGAATTGAAAGGTGATGGATTCACTGTTCTAGATTCCTCTATAATAACAGATGTTCAGAATGGGGTTTTAGACCTAGACGGCGGTAAAAGCGAATCATGGATGATGCCTGGACACGGAATGGATCCGATGATCAGTACACCGGTCCCGCAATCTAGATATTAATTTTTTTTTACTCTATGTTATCATCATTTAAAATTTCACTATCGCGTCTTCCTCTACATAACGGACATCTAGTGTCTCCATTTTCGCTCATCCTATTAATACATGATCTATGAATAGAATGAGCAGGATTACTACAAAGTGAATGACAATTAAATGGATATTGATGTTCCATACATACACAACATTTATCTGGGATCGTTTCATCTATCTTTCCGGTTTCTTTCGCTATATAATAGTTTATTTCACATTTCTGGCATAGTTTATAATCCTCATCTGATTTTATTAGATCTTTACATGATAATTCGAGAACTGGACATGTCGATCTGTGTGATACATATAGATCCGAACATTGAATACATTCACTTGTTAACATATATTCCTTCAGATTGTCCTGTGTGAATACATCACGAACCAATTCTGTTAGATTATCTATGTTTTCAAAAAAGGTGAATATATCCTCACATTTGACACTATGAACACGACAACTCTTTACATCTATAGTATTAATCACCGAGTATCTCTCGCCTGACATATCAGTGTATGCTGTCTTACCGTACGAATCGGTATCTATTATCCTCCCTGGTGATACCAATTCAGATACTCTATAATCTATCATTGCATTGAAATGAGTTCTTGTATTGGTCGAAAATGAGACAAAGAATGCTACGTCTAGTAGATAGTTGCTATTAGTATGACATTTCTTTGACATCAATACCACCGTTAATTCACTTATATTTCCATTGTCTGACTTTACACTCGAAGTAATATTCGTCTGAAGTTTCCTTACGGTTAATCTCACAACATGATCATATAAGATATCAAACGGAGTAGGAATTGATTTCATATAACGTATAGGAGGAGGAGGTAACGTGGTATGATGCGTAGGATTTGGAGGAATGATCTTAGGGACAGGCGGCGGTACCGGGTATTTCCTTTGTGTATTAATTTCTTCAGTGGATTCAGACATAGACTGTATTTTATTGTCCATTCTTTCTTTTTTTATACTCATACAAAACATTGAAACTAATTTTACTGTCTATAATAATTATTATCTTTTTATAAAGAGAATGAAGTTCAGGACAAAAGTCGCGGTTTGTATCATAATATTATGTATCACAATATATATCACGACCGTTATATTAAGTATCAAACGTAGTGAGTATTATAGTAGGAAGAATAACACCTTATGGAGACTTACGGGCTCTATTATAATTCCTAATGGTGGTATACACAGAAAGGTTAATGTACCTTTAACGCCTCTCACGGCTCCATTACAGAAGGCGACCTTGCCTAATGGTGTAAAAATACCATCGTTTCTAATCTACAGAACTGAATATTTGTCTAATACAGGAGATCAAGGAGATATCTGTGGTTCGTGTTGGGCCTTCTCGATATGCAATATGATATCGGATAGAATCGCTATAAATACTTTGGGTAAATTTAGAGAAAATATATCGGTTCAACATCTTCTCCAATGTTTTGAACCAGAAGAAGCATGCAATGGAAACTCGCCGGAAACAGCTCTAGAATTCTTAGAGAAGAGAAAGATACCTATCCCTCTTGAAAGAGATGAACCATATAAACAACTTGAAAGTGAAATAGTCAGTGGAGGGTGTTCGACCTCTCTAAGTAAGTCAGCAACAATACGGAACGTTCGATCAATCACAAAGTTTATTAAAGAGACTGGATATTCTGAAGATATTCTAAAGGATAATATTTTGAATATGAAGAAAGAACTCCTTACGCATGGACCGTTCTTTGCAGCAATGTCAGTATATAGTGATTTCTTCGAGTATGACGGACTCAGAGTATACAGTCATAGCAAAGACTCCACATTAGTTGGTGGTCATGCAATCGAGGTTATAGGATGGTGCGATCCAGGAATAGATCCACGATCCAAAATATTAAATGATGTAGATAAAGGATATTGGATATGTAGGAATTCATGGAGTTCTAGTTGGCCTTCAAGAAGTAATAATAAAGGATATTTCTTGATTCGTATGGGGATCAACGAGTCAGGCATAGAGTCAAGATGTGGTTCCGCGGACCCTGATATGATTATGCGAGGTTTCGAGGAAGAGAGGTTCATGATGTGGCTGGATATAGATAAATTTTTAAGGGCTGACCCCAGAAGAATGAAAGGTATGTATATATAACGTTTTTTTTGCAAGTATGATTGATATATTTTACGAATTAACACTAAGACAATTTATTATATTTTTGTCTCGTATAAATAAAAAAGGGAGAAAAAATGTCTGAATCAGAAAATGAATATGATCACGAAGCAAAAGAAGACGGTATTCCATCGTCACACAAATCCGAAAATCTTGTAATATTGCCTGATGGTAAATTAGGTTCCCTCATTCCTGATGTTGATATACCCCCACAGCTTAGAAACGCAGAGTTCAAACTGATTTGTGCGAATAATGATGGTTCTTCTCACTCAGCTGTCTTAAAGAACGACCGAGTGGTGACGTGGGGAGATGTGAATACTGGAGGAGACAGCAGTGCAGTCCAGGACGAGCTCAAGGGCCAAGTGGTGCAGCGGATCTACTCTACTGATGGAGCTTTTGCGGCTTTGTTAGAGAATGGCCGAGTGGTGTCGTGGGGAAATACTCGATATGGAGGAGACAGCAGTAGAGTCCAAAGCGAACTCAAGAGGTATGGGGTGCAGAAGATCTACTCGACCGGTTATGCTTTTGCGGCTTTGTTAGGGAATGGTCAAGTGGTGTCGTGGGGAAATACTCGCTATGGAGGAGACAGCAGTAGAGTCCAAAGCGATCTCGAGGGCCAAATAGTGGAGAAGATCTACTCGACCAATGGTGCTTTTGCGGCTTTGACAACAAGGGGTCGGGTGGTGACGTGGGGAAGTATTTTGTATGGAGGAAGAATCAATAGGGTCCAGGACGAGCTCAAGGGCCAAGTAGTGAAGCAGATTTACTCTACTGAGTATGCTTTTGCGGCTGTATATGGGGGAGGTCGGGTGGTGACGTGGGGAAGTCGTACTATGGGAGGAGATAGTAGTGGGGTCCAAGGCGAGCTCAAGATGTATGGGGTGCAGCAGATTTCCTCGACTGATGGAGCTTTTGCGGCGGTGTTAGGGAATGGCCGAGTGGTGACGTGGGGACTTGCTGATTGGGGAGGAGTTATCCCATATGAGGTCCAAGACGAGCTCAAGAGACATGGAGTGAAGCAAATCTACTCGACTGATGAAGCTTTTGCGGCTTTGTTAGGGAATGGCCGAGCGGTGTCATGGGGAGATGCTGATTCTGGAGGAGAAATGGGTACAGCCCAAGGTCAGCTCGAGGGCCAAATAGTGAAACAGATTTACACACTAAAGGGAGGGTTCGAATCTGGGTTCGCAGTTGAAACGGTATCCGGTCTAGTGGTGTCATGCGGCGATCTTCAATCAGTAATCACTATTCCGAATGATCGAAAGGTTATGGACATTATAGGGAATACAATAATTCTTGATAATTGGGTTGCATTAGCACTTCGCAATGGATATATGTCATTAAAAGACGATCCGAATTATCTCAGATTTATAAGAAATAGAAAAAGACTATATACAAGAGCAATAAAGAGGACATTACTAAATGCTGGCGACCCAGAGAAAGTTCTCGAAGGACCAGCGAGAAGTAATCAACGCGCAGTGCTAGGAAATAAGGATTTACGTGAACTATTGTTACCCTACCTGGATGTATGGCGAGGTGGTCATGAAGATGATAGTGAGAGTGAAGGCGAATAAAAGATAAGTTGATTAAACGTTAGTTTCAGTAGATAAATATAATTGTACGTTTTTATATTTTTTATCCTATAAAATAAAAGGGAGAAAAAATGTCCGACTCAGAAAATGAATATGATCACGAAGCAAAAGAAGACGGTATTCCATCGTCGCATAAATCCGAAAATCTTATAATATTGCCCGATGGTAAATTAGGTTCCCTCAATCCTGATGTTGATATACCCCCACAGCTTAGAAACGCAGAACTCAAACTGATTTGTATGGATAATGAGCGTTCTTCTCACTCAGCTGTCTTAAAGAATGACCAAGTGGTGACTTTCTATAATGGAGGAGAAATGGAAATGGGGCCAGTACCACGCTTACTCGAGGGTCAAAAAGTGAAGAAGATCTACTCGACTGATGGAGCTTTCGCGGCTTTGACGACAGAGGGTAAAGTTGTGGCGTGGGGAACTCCGGAGGTCGGAGGAGACATCAGTAGAGTCCAAGGTGAACTCAAGGACCAGGTCGTGCAGCGGATCTACTCGACCAATGCTGCTTTTGCGGCTTTGTTAGAGAATGGCCGAGTGGTGACGTGGGGAAGTATTTGGGTTGGAGGAGACAGCAGTGGAGTCCAAGGCGAGCTCAAGGACCAAAAAGTGAAACGGATTTACACGACTGAACGTGCTTTTGCGGCTTTGACAACAAGTGGTCGAGTGGTGACATGGGGAAGTGCTGATGATGGAGGATTCATCCCAGATGAGGTCCAAGTCGAGCTCATGAGGTATGGGGTGCAGCAGATTTACTCGACCAAGAGTGCTTTTGCGGCTTTGACAACAAGGGGCCGAGTGGTGACGTGGGGAAAGAATATTGGGGGAGGAGACATCAGGGGAGTCCAAGGCGAGCTCAATAGGTATAGGGTGGAGAAGATCTACTCGACTTATGGAGCTTTTGCGGCTTGGACAACAAGCGGCCACGTGGTGACATGGGGAAATGCTGCTTGGGGAGGAGACAGCAGTGGGGTCCAAGGAGAGATCAAGAAACACAGAGTGCAGAGGATCTACTCGACTGCTGGAGCTTTTGCGGCTTTGTTAGGGAATGGCCGAGTGATGACGTGGGGACTTGCTTATGCTGGAGGAGACATCGGGGGAGTCCAAGGCGAGTTCGAGGGCCAAAAAGTGCAGCAGATCTACTCGACTGCTTTTGCGTTTGCGGCTGTATTAGAGGGAGGTAGAATGGTGTCGTGGGGCGGAGATATTCAAGGATTAATCAATATTCCGAATGGTCGAAAGGTTATGGAAATTCTAGGGAATACAGTAATTCTTGATAATTGGGATGTATTAGAGCTTGATGATGATGAGTATTCATTAAAAGACGATCCGAATTATATCAGATTTATAAGAAATAGAAGAAGACTATATACAAGAGCAATAAAGAGGACATTACTAAATGCCGGCGACTCAGAGAAAGTTCTCGAAGGACCAAAACATAGTAGTCAACTCGCAGTGCTAGGAAATAAGGATTTGAGTGGACTCATGTCAAACTACCTGGATGTATGGCGAGGTGGTCCTTAATGAGAAGGAGAAGGAGAAGGAGAAGGAGAAGGAGAATAAAAGACGAGTTGATTAAATATTAGTTTGTAGTAAATGAATACAATTGTAGGTGTTTTTATATTTTTTATCCTATAAACAAAAGGAGAAAAAATGTCTGACTCAGAAAATGAATATGATCACGAAGCAAAAGAAGACGGTATACTATCGTCACACAAATCCGAAAATCTTGTAATATTGCCTGATGGTAAATTAGGTTCCCTCACTTCTGATATTGTTGTACCCCCACAGCTTAGAAACGCAGAGCTCAAACTGATTTGTTCGAATAATACTGGTTCTTCTCACGCAGCTGTCTTAAAGAATGGGCGAGTGGTGGCAGGGGGAAAAGCGGATAGGGGAGGAGAAATGGGGGCAGCACAAGGCTTACTCGAGGGCCAAGTCGTGCAGCAGATCTACTCGACTGGTTCTGCTTTTGCGGCTTTGACAACAAGGGGTCGAGTGGTGGCGTGGGGAGATGCTGATTGGGGAGGATACATCCCCCCGGGGGTCCAAGGAGAACTCAAGAGACATGAGGTGAAACAAATCTGCTCGACTGAGATGGCTTTTGCGGCTTTGTTAGGGAATGGTCAAGTGGTGGCGTGGGGAGATGCGGTTAATGGAGGCGACAGTAGTGCTGCCCGAGGCTTATTGGTCGGTCAAACAGTACAGAAGATCTACTCGACTGGTCGTGCTTTTGCGGCTTTGACAACAAGGGGTCAAGTGGTGACGTGGGGAGATGAATTGACTGGAGGCGAAATCCCATATGAGGTCCAAGGCTTACTCGAGGGTCAAAAAGTGGAGAAGTTATACTCGACTGGTCGTGCTTTTGCGGCTTTGACAACAAGGGGTCGAGTGGTGACGTGGGGACATACTATGTTTGGAGGAGACAGCAGGGGGGTCCAAGGCGAACTCAAGGACCAAGTCGTGGAGCAGATTTACACGACTCCTTATGCTTTTGCGGCTTTAACTGAGAAAGGAAAAGTGGTGGCGTGGGGAGATGCTGATTGGGGAGGAGACAGCAGTGAGGTCCAAGAAGAGCTCAAGGACCAAGTGGTGCAGAAGATCTATTCGAATGATAATGCTTTTGCGGCTTTGACAACAAGGGATCGAGTTGTGGCATGGGGAGATCCTCAAAACGGAGGAGATATCGATGAGGTCCAAGGTCAGCTCAAGGGCCAAGTCGTGGAGAAGATCTACTCGACTGATGAAGCTTTTGCGGCTGTATTAAGGGGAGGTAGAGTGGTGTCATGGGGCATTTTTAAAGGATTAATCAATATTCCGAATGATCGAAAGGTTCTTGACATTTTAGGGAATACAATAATTCTTGATAATTGGGACGTATTAAAGCTTGATGATAGATATTATTCGTTACTAAACGATGTAAACTATCGTGCATTTATAAGAAATAGAAGAAGACTATATACAAGAGCAATAAAGAGGACATTACTAAATGCCGGAGACCCAGAGAAAGTTCTCGAAGGACCGGCGAGAAGTAATCAACATGCAGTGCTAGGAAATAAGGATTTGCGTGAATTCTTGTTAACCTACGTGAATGTATGGCGTGGTGGTCCTGAAGGAGAAGGAGAAGGAGAATAAAAAATGAGTTGATTAAATGTTAGTTTGCAGTAAATGAATACAATTGTATATATTTTTATATTTTTTATCCCATAAACAAAGGGAGAAAAAATGTCCGACTCAGAAATTGAAGATGATCATGAAGCAAAAATCGATGCAAAAGAAGAAGACGGTATACCATCGTCACACAAATCCGAATATCTTGTAATATTGCCTGATGGTAAATTAAGTTCCCTCGGTTCCGCCACTCAAGATGTTGTTATACCCCCGCAGCTTAGAAACGCAGAGCTCAAACTGATTTGTTCGAATAATAATAGTACTGCTCACGCAGCTGTCTTAAAGAATGGGCGAGTGGTAGCTGGGGGAAATGCGGATTCGGGAGGAGAAATGGGGGCAGCACAAGACTTACTCGAGGGCCAAGTGGTGCAGAAGATCTACTCGACTGGTTTTGCTTTTGCGGCTTTGACAACAAGGGGTCGAGTGGTGACGTGGGGAGATGCTGATTGGGGAGGAGACAGCAGTAGAGTCCAAAGCGATCTCGAGGGCCAAATAGTGGAGAAGATCTACTCGACCAATGGTGCTTTTGCGGCTTTGACAACGGAGGGGCAAGTGGTGTCATGGGGACATACTATGTTTGGAGGAGACAGCAGGGGAGTCCAAGGTCAGCTCAAGGGCCAAATAGTGAAACAGATTTGTACGACTGAAGGTTCTTTTGCGGTTATGACTGAAAGTGGTCGAGTGGTGACATGGGGATATGCTCGCAGTGGAGGAGACAGCAAGGGAGTCCAAGGTCGACTCATGAGGTATGGGGTGGAGAAGATTTACTCGACTACTCGTGCTTTTGCGGCTGTCTGTGGTGATGGCCGAGTGATAACTTGGGGAGATGTAGAACGCGGAGGAGACAGCAGTAGAGTCCAAAGCGAACTCAAGAGGTATGGGGTGCAGAAGATCTACTCGACCGGTTATGCTTTTGCGGCTTTGTTAGGGAATGGTCAAGTGGTGTCGTGGGGAAATACTCGCTATGGAGGAGACAGCAGTGAGGTCCAAGGCGAACTCAAGGACCAAATAGTGCAGCAGATTTACTCGAATCGTTCTACTTTTGCGGCTGTATTAGGGGGAGGTAGAGTGGTGACGTGGGGCGGAAATAATCAAAGATTAATCAATATTCCGAAAGATCGAAAGGTTCTTGACATTCTAGGGAATACAATAATTCTTGATAATTGGGATGTATTAAAGCTTGATGATGAACTTTATTCATTACTAAACGATCTAAACTATCGTG